GGGCGCCCAATGGGAGCAGCGTAAGCTGTTCTCCGTCTCACGACGCCGCCTCGCATAATGGAGACGTGTCATGGCTGTAACTCACCATAATCCTGTGACCTCTACTTTCGTTGTCAAAAACGAAAGCGGTGGTGATCGCGGGAACTTCAGTTCTACGAACTGGACCGCGAGAACACAGACTCCTGACTTTGCGTCAGGTACTGTGGTCACATTACCAGGTGGGTCGAGGTTCAGAAAAGCCACGGACTACAGTCGCTTCAAATTTCATATCGAACCAAATGGACCACAGACTTCTGTGGGAATTGATCCCATTTGGGGCGGTACGATTGCGGCGACATCATCCGACGGTGGGTACGCGGCCGGTGCTTCCTTTGTGGATTACATCGGTAACGGACTCTTTTCTGCACCCCTGGGTGGTTGGAATGTAAATTACTTCCCCCAGATTCCGCAATTGCTGCGGAATGAAGCTGTGACAAAGGCTCTGCTCAAGCTCGCCGATCAAAAGGTGAACTTGGGTGAGAATCTTGCCACATTAGGGCAGACTGTACGTTTGTTCGCAGGTGTCACCAGCACTCTAGCTGGATCGTTATCTGCGGCATTTCGGGATAAATCCCTTAGACCCTATCTCACCAGAAGTGTCGCCGACTTGCGGCGAGACGGTGTGAGTAAGGTCATAGCAGGGAAGTATCTCGAATACGTGTATGGGTGGAAACCACTCATGCAGGACGCGTGGTCTCTCTATGAACTGGCTCAACGAGGGTTTGGCTCTGATCTTGTGCTTCATGCGCATGGGAAGAGTCATAACCAAGGGCGAAACGGTTCGGTCTTGTACCATAACGTTTCGAACTACTCCTGGACTGTCCAGGAGTTCGTTGATGAACGTACCCGTGTGAACTGCCACCTATGGGCCCGTTTGGACCCTAATTGGCAAGGAGCACGTGCGTTTAACCAGTTAGGCCTACTCAACCCTGTTTCCCTAGCTTGGGAATTGGTGCCGTGGTCGTTTGTAGTCGATTGGGTAATCCCTATTGGGAGCGTCCTCTCGGCATTAACGGCCGCGGCTGGGTTGATATTCATTGACGGATCTATCGCTGCACGAATTAGTGCTAGCGGGTCCTATTACCACACTACGACCTGGCCGTACTATGCGTACGACTGGCCGCAGAATGTGAGTGCTAGGGGTTCAAACGTTTATGAGGGGTACGTCCGACAACATATTACGGACTGGCCCCTTCCAGGCTTTTGGATAGACCCGGATCCCTTACGCGGTGACCGTATCTTCAAGGCGTTAGCTTTGGTGATCGCTAATCTCGGCGGGATGCGAAACTCAACTATACGGTAGCTGAATTCCTTAGCTGCCTTCCGTTTCTTAGAAAGGAAACTATATGTCCGCTAGGACTAACCTGGTCATCAATGACCGCGCGGGAACACCCGTCGCACATACTTTCTCGCCAGACGGGGACGACTCCAACGGGGTACACTTGTACTCCGAGAAGACAACCGTTCCTGCCGGGAATCCGCGCTTTACCGCGCGGTTACCAGCGCCGTCAAACGGAAAGTATCGGCCGAGCCTGCGGTTGCAGGTCCCGGTCACCCAGACCCAAACGGTCAACGGGGTTAGCACCCCGGTGGTCGTGAGGACTGCTTACGTGGAGGTGAACTTTACGTTCGATGCTCTATCTTCGACTCAAGAACGCGCTGATGCGGTTGGCCTCATGGTCAACGCACTTGCTGCGTCTCAGACCCAGGTTAACGACCTGGTCGTTAATCTTAGTGATATCTACTAGTAGATATCGGGTCTCGGTTAGAATGGGTCCGCTTCAGGGCCCGCGCACGCCGATGATCGAAGACAAGAGTTCTTCCCTTATGGAAGGGGAAGGTTCACACATCCAATAGGAGTGCGATATGCGAAAGCATATGTCGAACGCTAGGAAAACTCGGGTTCTAAAAGATCAGAACTATGAGCTATCCGAATCAGTTATCTCCTCTCTTCTTGAGCTTTCCGCTCAGGTTGAAGGAACCGGGTTTAGGGAAACTTATCTAAGGTCCGAATACCTTTCGAAGTACGCGGACCCAGACCCTACCGACAAAACAAATCGGATAAGAAGGGCCATCGATAAGTGGACCTCGCAAGAGGACCTAAACGCGGCGACGAATGAACGTATACGTAGCATAGATTGGGACTATAATATTCTCCCTCGTGTTACGTTGAGATCGTTTGTTGCCTTTACCCGGCGTACTATTAGCAGTATCCTCGGACCCCTCGATGATTTTATCGTCGTCGGTGGGTTCTCTGGAGGTGCAAGTACGGGTCACCGCCGAACTGCCAGCCATCCGGCTTGGAAGTTCAGTGATGAGGCTGATGCCACTGAGCAAGCGACAAAGTTTGTCGATGTGATTCATCGACAGTCGCCTCTACTCGGTAAGTATGGCTTCTGTTCACGACTTAACGTTGTGGATGGTGCTGTACTCTTTACTGTTCCTAAGAACGCGCTTATTGAGAGATGCGCTTGTAAAGAGCCAGATCTCAATATGTATTTACAGAAGGGTGTCGGTAACCATTTGGCCCGACGTCTTCTCCGTAAGGGCGTTGATCTATGGGATCAGAGCATAAACCGAGGTCTTGCTGAGCAGGGTTCCCTTACCGGGGACCTCGCGACGCTTGACCTATCTTCGGCTAGTGATTCTGTGACCATAGAGCTCGTACGGCTTCTGCTTCCACACTTATGGTTTGAGTATCTAAATGATATTCGCTCCCAGAATGTGTTGGTGGATGGTGAGTACAGGCGAACTGAGATGTTCTCGAGTATGGGGAACGGCTTCACGTTTGGCTTAGAGAGTCTTCTCTTCTATGCTTTAGCTCGGTCGGTCCTTTATTTCGAGGGCATCAAAGGTCGTCTGTCCGTGTATGGCGATGACATCATATGCCCCTCATCAGGTGCATATATGCTCATCTCAGTGTTGCGATTCTTTGGTTTCACAACGAACGAGAAGAAGAGCTTCGTCGAAGGCCCCTTTCGGGAATCCTGCGGCGGTCACTATCATCACGGTACGGACGTAACCCCTTTCTATCTGAAGCGTCGTCCTACTCGCCTCACGGATCTTATCCGTGTGGCTAACCAGCTGAGAGGCTGGCTATTGAAGGACGATGGTTCGGGACTCCCTGTTGTCTACCACGACCAAGTTGGCTTGTGGTTGGCTTTAAGGGATCTCGTACCTCAGAGTTTGTGGGGTGGTGCCGATTTGGCGCTTGATACTCAATTGGTTACATCTGGATCTCCTAATAAGCGCTTAGTGCGCGTAACGGGGAAAATGGTGTTGCCTGAGAGAGGCAAGTACCAGCATTGGCATTCCACAAAGAGGAACCGCGCCGAGCTGCCTGATAAGGTAGATCGAGAAGCCGAGAATACAACGTTGTGTTGTAGGCTCAGGCGCGCGCCACGTATGTGGAGTAGCGAGGCTGACAAGCGTATCTTCGCAGAAGAGATGCTTGACATCACGCACCGACGGTAACGCCGTCGGGGGTCTATGTTAAATGTGTG